AACATTCGCCCGTTGTTTTGGTTACGAATTTAAAACTATTCAATTGTTAATATATTATAACACGAAAAATCAGACAATCAAACACCATCGCCGTATTTGCGTCTTGTTGTTCCCCAGAAATGCTTCGCGTATATTTTGTCTTTACCGATATAGACATACGGAACATCCGACTCGCAGGTATACGGATGATAAGGAATAAAATAATGCATCGGCCAAATCATTATTTTCGGATCGTATTTTTTCAACATTTCCGAACAAAACACATTTCCGGTAGATTTCCACGGCTCGCCAAAATTTTCTTTCTCGCCCAATTCTTCAATCAGCCGCAAAACAAATTCGTTTCCTTTTTTACAGGCGTATATCGGGGCGATAAGCCTCTTATCTTGCCTCTCCAAGAATAAAGGCAGTTTTACCGCAGTCTTGCCATCTTCCCGCGCCCAATCATCTTTTTCGCCGCCGCACCTCACCGCAAACAATTCATAATCATTATCAAACAGCTCGTCAATCGGATTCAAACATTCCGAATCCGCCCCGGGCATAAACCCGCCAAATTCATAAAGCACTTCATACCGCACAACATCGGCAACACCGTGCCATTTTTTCTTTGAGGCGTAAAAATCAATTATTCTTTGATTTTTCCATTGGCGGCCGAATACTTTATCATTATCCCACAAAGTATAATTCCAATCGGGATGTTTGACGATCCACGTATCCATCCACTTTGCCGGGCGCGGCAACTGGCCAATCCATATATGATGAAAATTTTTATCAATCATTCTCCGATAAATTTGTAAGCTCGGCGCCCTCCGCCAACATCGCTTTCCACAAGGCTTTTTTCGTCCCTGTGGTCAACAAGCGACGGCATCGGATACCAAACCGGCAACTCTATTTTTTTAAGATAATGAGCGATCGCGGTATCATCGTGATTTTCCAATTTTCCTTTTATCTCTCCCAAAAATTCCAGCATCTCCGGAATAATCCTTGTTGTCAAACATATCGCCACCCCCCAAGACAACCAGTTCATTTCAACTCCTCCTTGCGCGGCCGCCAATTTTGCTGTTTTGCCAAACCGCTTTCTGTTCCCAAAATAAAAGCTAAATGCGTGCGTGGGTCTTTTCTCAATCTGCGCCAAAACATTCCTCTTAAAATCTTTGCCGATAATCGCGTCATCCTGGACTACTAAATGATAATCAGCATCTTTATCAAACATCCCCCAAGCTCTCCGGCTCGTGTCCAAAATTCCCAGTTCTCTGTCCATTGATATTTTCACCTCGCCGAAATCCGCCAGCTTGTCCAACAGATAGTCCCTGTATTGCGTCCTTGACGGATGCATCATTATACTGGCGGATATTTTAATCATTTCTTGCCTTGATTAGCTCTCTAACTGCTTTGCCGAGAATTTTTTTGTATTTGAATTTTGCTTTTGCTTTTTTCGGCTCTTTTTCGCTGTCGGCCGCCAAGACTTCTTCCAAAGATAATTTCGCTTTTTCAATTATCCCGCGGCTCTTTGAAGATAAAACGCGGCCTTCCTTTTCGCTGTGTTCCGGCACTTCCGGCGCAAGAAAATCCATCCGCTTCATTTTGGCCAGCGCGGCCGCCTGCGCGGGGATGTTCACCACCGAAACTTCAAGCAATTCGTTTTCAACCAGTTTTACAATTTCGCTCTCTTTGTCAACCTCATAAACGTTGTTGATAAATCCCACCGAAAAAGCGCGGAGATATTTTCCCTTCACCAGCTTAAACGCCGTAGCCGCGGTTTCGTATTCATTAACCGCAAATTTCATCGCGCCGGCAAGGTTGCCATTCTCATACCCGATACGCACCATCTGTGCCAGCGGAAACTCCATATTTTGGTGACTCCACAATACCACCGGATTTTTTAAATAATTGTCCAACTTCCATCCCTCTTGCATCACCGCTTCGTTATGCCGGTCGGTGTCCGGCGTTGAGAATATACCCTCAACAATATATTCATCTTCTTTGACGGATTTCACGTCAAACGAAAACGTTTTGACGATTTTTTCACTGCTTAAAAGTTTTTTCTTCATATGTTTATTTTTTCAAACGATGACCGGTTTGGGAATTTCGTTTGAATAAATTTCTTAAATGTTATTTCCGCGGCCACTCTGTCGCTACAACTTATGAATGGCGGATTGGAAGGTAAAAATTCTATGTTTTTGAATTTGCTGTTGCCGGAAACCTTATAATCAAGGCTTTCTGCAATCGGCGACAATTCTTTGGCATATTCATTGCCGTAGTAGCTTCTCAACATCAGCGTAATTTCCAGTTTGTATTTTTCAATCACCGCCTTGGCTTTTTGCTTGTTAAACACAATCGGGAAATGCAGTTCAAAAAATTTACCATTCGGAAAGTCTTCGTGCAACGCGCAAATGTTCTTATAGTATTTGCCCCTAAACGCCGGATAATGCTCCACCCAATCTTTTATTTTTCCGTTCCACAAATAAGGAATTGCATCGTATGGCCTCATCAGGAAAAAATCATCATTCATATAAATGAAATCGTCCGAAATATCTTCGCAATCCAAAATAAATTTCACTTTCTTGGTAACATTCGGATATTTGTGGCCTTGGTCGTCGGCAATCGGAATATGTATCAATCTGTCATTCAAAAAAGATGGCTTGTGCCCAACAATAAAAACATTGTCAAACTTCAAATATTTTTCGGCACTGCGAAGCGAGTATCGCAATTCATTATGACCCCAATTAGCGGGACTGCCGACACAATAAACAATATCCATCGTTTTAATCTTTTAAGTTAATCACCGGCGCCACGGTGCACCGGCAATTCGGTTCGCTGGGAAACATTAACCCGTTGCTGAATGCCCTGCCTTTGGCGACAATCTCGCCGTCCATCATCAGGTGCTCGTCCCTCACACGATCATCCATCGTGGCAATCCATTCCTTGCCCTCAATCACCTCGCTGTCTTTATAGGTTTGTAGATGCGCCTCGTTCACCACCGCGTTCGTTTCAGTGCGGGCAATAAGCGTAGCGCGGTAATTTTCAAATTCAACATAAACGCCCTTAATGCGCTTTTTAAGTTCGGGAATGCCTTCCTCCTCTTTAATTCCATCGTCAATCGTGGCCACCAACGCCAATAATGTCGTATTGTTCACGCTCTCCGCGAAAAAGTCCGCCCGTTTTTGCAACAAATCCAAAATTGACGGCGTAATATCTTTTTTGTTTTCCGACTTAATCATTTTTTCATCAACTAAATCACGCGCGTCATTTCGCGCTTCCTCAAAAATGGAAATAATCAACGGCATTATCGCTTTGCTAAATTTCTTGATTTGATTTTTGATTGAAAATAATTTTTTAATTCCCGCCGCGCTTTTGGGCGGATTTTTCTCAAATTTCGCGATAAATTCATCCGCTTGGGCACTGGCCAGCTGGTTGACAAGCTTCTTGATTTTCGCGCTTTTTTTATCAATATCTTTCATCCGATAATCCCAGTATTGTTTGCGCCGATCTTTATCTCTGAAAAGAGAGTTATCTTTGATTTCTTTTGCAAGAGATTTTTTGATTTTATTTTTTGCTTCATCTTGGATTTTTTTGATTTCTCCAAAAATCGCTTCTTTGGTTTCCATTTTAATTCTCAACGCCCGCCGCCCGTGCAAATTTTTGGAATTGTCTGGCTCGCGATTTATTTCCATCTGCTCGCCCAACGGTTTGACTGTAAGCGTCCGGTAAAGCTGGTCGCCGCCGTCAATCGGTTCAAGCCCCATTTCTGACCTGATTTCATTGACGGTAATCCAGCGATCAACACCTTTATCAAATTCGGCCAGCCTTTGCTCGCGGTCAACCGGCGCTTGGTTCACCGGCTCAATATAGTATTCCTCGCCAAATTCGGGAATAATCAACTCCTCATTGATTTTATTTGCCCACCGGATAGCTTCGGGATTGATTGTTTCGCTATAAAATATCCTCATCCCTGTTTCCGCATTGGCGCGGTTCACGTCTTCGGTAATGCCAAAAATTGATTTTGGACATTTAAACGCCACCATAATATCATCACGCGTAAATTTCATTGATTCAATAAAATCAAGCTCTTGCGGCGATAAACTGATTTGCTGATATTTCAACCCGCCCCACAAAAACGCCACCTTGGAGTTCTTTCCCCGACCCTTGTGCTTTTTTTCATAGTCTTTTCGGATTTCAATTCTCTGCGCCATTGGTAGCGTTTGGTCTGATTGCACCACCGCGTCCGGCCGGCCGTTGTTCAAGAATGTATTTTTTTGATGCTCAACGGCATAGCCCTCGGAATCAACCCGCTGTTTTGCCGCGGAAAGCGGCGACAATCCGAAATACTGATTAAGCGGCGAGGGATATTTAATGTGAATCATATCATCCGCTTCAACACGCTGTTTTTTGCCTTCTGCACTGACTATCTCATAATAATCAACAAATCTTATCGGATCGGCGTGAATTATCACATTCAGCGGGGAAATCGGCCACAATTCGGCAACCTGTCCGGAGCTATTGCGAACTTTCAAAATAAAACTATCCCCGGAAAGCTTGCGGTTGATAATATCCAACTCCATCGCTTCTTCTTTGGTCATGAACGGATTCCAGCGATAGAGAAGGTCAAGAATTTCGTGATTTTTGACTTCTTTGACATCGCCCTTGCTGTTGATAATCCGCTTCAACTTAAATTCAACCGTGGAGTATTTTTCCGCGATTTTGGAAACGCAAGCGTGGACATAAAGCGACTTTCCGTATTGCTCAATGTATGTCCGGTCGTTCCATTCCTGCCCGAAAATACGGCCAACCAAACCGAAATCCGCCGAACTCAAATAATTGACGGCTTTCTGAAAAAAGTAGCTCTGAATCTTATTTATGATTCCCATAAATTAAAATTAAAAGAGGCGAACATTAAACCGCAATAAACGGTCTTATGTTCGCCTCTTTTTTTGAGATTAGCGATATTCTGTTTTACTTCCAAAATTCCTGCAAACTCGCGCTCACGTCTTTTCCGGCAAAATGAATTTCAATTTTGCCACGATCCATTGCTTCAATCGCAATTTCCTTTGATTTCAAAAGCGCGACAATCGCCTCAATGCGGCTCTTATCTTTTTTTATTATACTGCCATTTTTATTATAACACAACCCCCGCATTTTGTGTAAAGTTTATCCCCAGTCGGCTCCCGGCTCGGGGACGCTTACGAGACCCAAAACTAAATTGATAAGTGCGTCAACAAGATCATCGTGCGATTCAACTCCCCATCCCAACATCTGCAAAATCAAATCCTCACATCCGGTTCTTGGAAATACCACCGTGCCGTTTTGGATATACGGCGCGATTGATAACAGCATTGCGTGCTTGTCGGTAGTTCTCTTCATCGGCACCACCGGAATCAAACTTCTTTCCATTTCTTGAATCGCCGCTTTCTGATAGGCAACATCTTCAACATAGAACACCGCCCCCGGCCTTGATAATTTCTTGGCCTTGGCCATTTGCATCGTTTCGTGAAAAGTAAAACGCTCATTAATCGGATTTGGCTCAATATAAATTTTTGGCACATCGTTGACTTCGCACTTCACTCCGTCAACCATTGTCGTATAATCCGCGGTTTCTTTTTTGCTGATTGCCAAATCAACGCCGGTGCCTGCCATTCCCTCTATCGCTTCTTTCGGCTTGACATCATAGTATTGCAACCATTCTTCTTTGATTGGCTGGCCTTCCTCGGCGACCGCTTTAAGCATATACTCGCGCTGGAAAATAATTGCCGCCGCGGGCGTTGATTTCAACGTTTCAAGAGATTTTTCGTCCGGGAACATCGCCGGCCAGTAAAATATCTTTTTGCCGTCCTTCTCGGCCATTATCGGAATTTCAATGTTTTTAAAATTTGGGTCTTTGGCTAATCTCGCCATTAACGCGTCATAATGAAGCTTATTCCCGATAACAATAATCCGGCCGACTTTCGTGTCAATTCCCAACTTCACTTCCCCTAAAAGCCACCTTTCTGTTTTATCGCGGTTTTCTTTTTTTTGCGTCCAGTCATAGTCTTCCACATCATCGGCAATCACCAATTTCGGGCGGTGCTGGTGGTGCTTCAAACCTCTCACTTTCTGGCCGCGCGATCGCGCAAGAATACGCACGCCGTTGGACAACAGCATATTTTTTGACTGCCACTCTTCCTCGCTCTTCAAATCCCACGCTTCGGTAAATTCACCGTTGATATTCCCGTAGTCCTGCTTGATAAGCAAATTATGGTCAAGCTCATCCTTAATGTTGGCGATATTGATTGCGGCTTGCATTCCGGTATCGGCAATCGGCAAGATAAACGGGTAATAATCCGGATGTTCCAACGCCGCCCATAACGGCAATGCCAGCGACGACAGCGTTGATTTAGAGCAACCGCGAAATCCGAGTATTGATAAAAATCTTTCGTTGTGATTACTCAACAAAGCCATCAAGTCATCGTGATATATTCCCGGCGGCGATGTAAAATGATGCGCCAAATATACTAAACAAAAACCTTTAAAAGTTTTTGCCATCGCGCGGCGGAAAT